TTTAAAGTAATCATGGATGAAACAAACAATACACCTGATGTAGTAGATAGAAACCAACTAATCGGCCAGATCTATGTACAGCCAGCTCGCACAGCAGAATTTATAGCACTTGATTTCATCTTATTACCAACAGGAGCTCAGTTCCCAAGTTAAGAAGTTGAAAAATTAAATATGTATAATTGAAATAAAAACAAAATAGAAAAATGGCAATCTTAGATCCGAACGAAATATTTTTCACAGCGTTTGAACCAAAACAAGTCAACAGATTTATCCTTTATATCGATGGTATCCCATCATATATGGTTAAAAAAATGGGTGCTGTATCTTTAACACAAACCTCTGTTGCTCTTAACCACATCAACGTTCAACGCTTTGTGAAAGGAAAAACAAAATGGAACACTATCCAGTTCACATTGTTTGATCCAATTACACCTTCAGGTGCACAAGCAGTAATGGAATGGGTTCGTTTACATCACGAATCTGTAACAGGTAGAGATGGTTACTCCGATTTCTATAAAAAAGATTTAACATTCAACGTATTAGGCCCTGTTGGAGATATCGTTTCAGAATGGGTTGTTAAAGGTGCTCTTATTACTGAAGCTAACTTTGGTGAATATGATTGGGATAGCGATGGAGCTGCAGTTAACCTTACAATGACTGTTCAACCTGACTACTGCGTATTGAACTTCTAATATTTTATTTTGATTTTTTTTAGAGAAGCTTGCCTAGATTAGGTAGGCTTCTTATTTTTCATATATGTATATCCGATAAATAAAGTTATATTAAAATAGTAATTTATGAGTGAATTTAAAATCCCAACCGAAACCATTGAACTTCCTTCAAAAGGTTTACTTTACCCCGAAGGTTCCGAATTAGCTAAAGGAACAATTGAAATGAAATATATGACGGCACGTGAAGAAGACATTCTTACAAACCAGTCTTACATTCAAAATGGAACAGTATTAGATAAATTGATGAAATCTCTTATTGTATCTAAAATCAACTATGATGAACTTTTAGTTGGAGATAAAAATGCTATAATGGTAGCTGCTCGTATTTTGGGATACGGGAAAGATTATACTTTTGATTATTTGGGAGAAACCCACACAGTTGATCTTTCTATTCTTGAAAGTAAACCATTACACTCAGAAATAGAAAAACGCAAAACAAACGAGTTTGAATTTGTTTTACCCCATTCGGGTAATCGTGTAACATTTCGTTTTTTAACACATAAAGATGAGCAAGATATTAACCGTGAAATGGATGGTTTGAAAAAAATCAATAAAGATTCATCCCCAGAATTAACTACTCGTTTAAAATATATTATTACTTCTGTTGAAGGAAGAAGTGAAAAAAAAGATATTCGTGATTTTGTAGATAATTATTTGTTAGCAAAAGATTCCCGCGCATTAAGAGAATACATTAAAGAATTGCAACCAGATGTAGATCTATCTTTCTTTCCCAGTAGCGGGGGCGATAGAGTCAATATCCCAATTGGGATTAGCTTTTTTTGGCCTGACATTTGAGATAGCCCCCCAAGCTAGAGCAGCTGTATTTAAACAAATACATGAAATATGTTTTCATGGAAAAGGTGGATACGACTGGAAAACAGTGTATGATATGCCTATTTGGTTAAGAAAATTTACTTTTAGTGAAATCCAAAAATTTTACAAAGATGAGCAAGACCAAATAGAAAACGAATCAGGAAACCCAGGTAGTAAAACACTAGTGGATTCCTCAGGAAAAGTAAATGTTCCTGAATTTCTTCAAAACGATAAACAATATAGAAGGCCTGCAAAGTATAAATAAACTCTGCAGGCTTTAATATTTATAACAAAAACTAGATGGGCCTTAGTGATGAAATAAATAAAATAAAAAAACAGCTTGAAGATTTAAAAAGTAAATTTGATCAAGTAGGTAAAGATTCTATTGATGATTTAATAAGATCGTTAGAAAATGGAAATGCTTCTTTAGAACAGTGGGAATTTCATTTAGAGTCTATTAAAGATCAAGCAGATAAAGTATCTAGATCATTTTCTTATGTAGCAGATAGTATTAAAGACTCTGTTAATGAACTTTCAAGACAAAACGCATATTTAAATTCTACAAAAGATATAATGTCTAAAATCTCTAGGAGTGCTCAAGAAGCACTTTCTATGAGGCGAGGAGAAACACCAATAGATGAAAAAGCATTAAAAGCTGCAAAGGATAGAATAGCATCCCAAGAAAGAATCCTTAGACTTAACCAAGCTAATTTAGGAGTAAATAGTGCCGCTGGACAAGAAATTCAATCTGTATTAGATAAATTAAAAGAATACAAAGATGGTTTAGAAGGAATTCTTGAAACTAATAAAAAAACCAATAAAGAACTAGGTGCTGCCCCTCAAATAGCCGCAGGGTTAGAAAAAGCTATGTCTAAAATAGGTTTACCTAATTTGGGTATAGCAGATGCTTTAGATAAAACTAAAAGATTAGGACAGGAAGCTGCTAGAGCTGGAGATACAGGTTTTAAACCTATGTCTACTTTTGTTAAAGAAGTAGGCAAAAACTTAAAAGATACCCTTTCATATGCTAATCTAATCCAATTTGCTATTACCCAGATAGTAGATGCCCTAATAAGTGTAGATAAAGGAGCAGGAGAAATGGCAAAGGGTATGAATATGACATACTCTGAAGCATTAGCTCTTAGAAAAGAATTTACAGGAATAGCCAATACATCTATGGATGTTGCTGTAAATACTAAAGGTTTACAAGAATCTTATATGGCTATTGGTAAATCTTTAGGATCTAATGCTGTAGCTAGTGAAGAAACCCTTATAGCTATGACTAAGTTAAGGGAACAAGCTGGCTATACTAATGAACAATTAGCAGAATTAAATAAGTTATCATTAGTTAATGGTAAATCATTAGAAGATAATACGAAAGAAATTTTAGGTGGTGCTCAAGCATATGCATCTCGTAAAGGATTAGTTATAAATGAAAAAGAAGTACTAAACGATGTAGTAAATGCATCTGCTTCTTTAAAATTATCTTTAGGTGGTAGTGCAGATGCTCTAGCAAAAGCAGCTGTCCAAACTAGAGCTGTTGGTTTAAATCTAGAACAAGCAGCAGCAATGGCTGATAAGTTACTTAATTTTGAATCTTCTATTGAGGATGAATTAAGTGCGGAATTATTAACTGGTAAAGATTTAAATTTTGAAAAAGCTAGACAATTAGCTTTAAATAATGATATAGCAGGAGCTGCAGAAGAAATTGCAAAACAAGTTGGAAGCTCAGCAGATTTTGCTAAAATGAACGCTATTCAACAAGAATCAATAGCAAAAGCAGCAGGCTTAACTAAAGATCAACTTGCTCAATCATTAATGGATAGAGAAGCTTTAGCTGCATTATCTGATGTTGAAGGTAAAGATGCAAAAGAAAAATTTGACAACTTGGTTAAACAAGTTGGAATGGAAGAAGCCAAAAAACGTTTAGGAAACGAACAATTAGCCACTCAGTACGCTCAACAAAATACACAAGAAAGGTTTGCCCAAGCTGTTGAAAAATTAAAAGAAATATTTGTAAATGTAGCAAACGCGTTGATGCCTGTGTTTGATATATTTGCAGATGTATTTAAAATATTGGGTCCTATAGTAGGAGTACTAGGAACTATCATAAAATATACCTTAGATTGGGGTAAATATCTGTTAATAGCCGTTGGGGCTTACAAAACACTCCAATTTTTAGGAGATAGTACTTATAGAACTAAAATTCTATCTAATGCTGCCTCTAAAATAGGACTCATTACAGACAACCAATCTATAGCAGCTCAAAAAGCCCATGCTATGTTATCTAAAAAAGTGTAGCTACAACTCAAGCTGCTAACTTTTATAAAAACAAAACATTAGGTACAGTAATACTTACAAATATTCAAGAAAAATTAGGTTTAGGTACTAAACAGCAAGGTTTACTTTTAACCATAAAAGAATCTGCTATTAAAGCTAAAGATTTCTTAATGGACAAAGGAAAATTAGCTTTAATTTATGCTGGGAATGCTTTAAAAGCTGTAGGAAATATGTTAGGTTTAACAGGATTAGGAATCCAAAAAGCTGGAAATAGATCAGCAGGAAAAGGTTTATTATCAAAAGCTGGAGAATTCGTACTAGGTATGTTTTCAGCTGGTGCTAAAGCTCCATTCCCTATTAATCTGGTTTTACCGTTTGTTTTAGGAGCAGTAGCTGGAGGTATAGCGGCAGCTATGATAGGTAAATATATGAAAGGTGATGATGTTTTCTCCCGTGGCACAGGAGGAGGTGGATCATATGGGCAAAGAGCCCTTTTTGATAAAGGAGCAATTATTGCTTTAAATGATTCAGATAATGTTATAGCAACAACAAACCCAATAAAACCAGTAACTAAAGCAAACGATATGTACTCTCAAGGAACCGTAACTGTAGCAAATAGTACTGCACCTAAACCAGAACCAACTCCTGCACCTACATCTGATAATTCTGGTGTAGAAAGACTTTTAGGGAAAATCCTTACAAACACAGTAACTTTAAGTAGAGCTTAGT